ATTTACATTTAAAATGGTGTTCAGAAGAATATATTAAACGTTCTGATGCAGAAGAAGCAACTTTTATGAGAGCATTTTTTTTACTTGAAGATAAATTATGCAAACAGATATAACATATAGTAAATACAATAATGTTTCTGGTATTTATATGATTCAGTCAACAATTGATAATCGTAAATATATTGGTAGTGCGGTTAATTTGCATAATAGATTTTGTGTACATAAACATAATTTAGAAAAACACAAACATAATAATAGGCATTTGCAGAGATTTTATGATAAATATGGTAGTGAATATTTGAAATTTATTGTTGTTGAGGAATGTGATCGCAATATTTTATTAAAAAGAGAACAATTTTTTATTAATAAAATCAAACCATCTTTTAATGGTTCTAAAACGGCAGGATCTAATTTGGGATTTAAAAGAAGTCCGTTAACAGAAGAACATAAAATAAAAATATCAACATCGAGCAAAGGTCATAAAAAGTCTATTCAAACAAGAAGGAGGATGTCTATATCCTTTACAGGGAGAACATGCAAAGAAGAAACGAAAAAGAAAATAGGAATGGCCAATAGAAAGATAAATATAAAAGATAAAAAGGTTATTAATGATAAATATAAATCAGGTACAAGAACAGTTGATTTGGCTGAAGAATTTAATGTATCTTTAGCAACAATTTATAATAATTTGAAATACTAGAAAAAGAATTAAATAAAAAACATGGCAATAAGATTAAGAAAAATAAAAAACAGTAGAACAACTAAATTAAAAATCATGAAAAGAGAACAGGGATATTATTGGGTGAAACATAAAGGTAATTGGACTATAGCAAAATGGAATTTATCTCCTTTTGGGGATGTATGGTATGTTTGGAATTGGATAGGGGATTTAAATGATTTTGAATTTGAAGAAATAGATGAAAGGCAAATAACAAGGTCCGATGAACAATCTACATAAAAAGAATAAAAACTTGCATCGCATGAAATAAGAAAATGGAACTAACAGGATTGTATAGATTGGTCACTATGAGTTCCATTTTTATAAAAAAGGCGGCTACTAGTTCGATGTCTGAAAAAAGACTGAAAGCCGCAATGTCAATCTGGAGGTAACTAGCTGAAAGTTGACAAGCCCCGGACATATAACTCCGGGGTTTTTTATTTAACTAAAAATCAGTAATATACAAGGCGAAATAATAAGTAGTTTAAAAAAAACTAAGAAATATATGTTTTATAACATAAAAAAATTATAACTTACGCAATTATTAACATAGTTACAGTAGTAATAATACTATGAAAAACTTAATATTACTATATAGGGAGTATATCAAGTTCCTTGAAGATGAAATAAACAAAAATGCAGGGTACTTGAATATACATCGTATATTCCCTTCAAAAGAAGATATTGAAAAAGGGAAAGATTTGCGTTGGAAGATAAAAGAAGCTGAAAATAAATTATTGTAATGGCTGTACAAAAAGAAAATAAATATGCATTGGGCTGTGCCAAAAACGGACGACCTCCAATGTATGATGATCCGAATAAACTGGAGAAAAAGATTAATGATTATTTTAAACAGGAAGATGAAAAATATACTATTACCGGTCTTTGTTTATTTTGCGGATTTGAAAGCAGGCAATCATTTTATGAGTATGAAAACAAAGAGGAGTTTACTTACATTATAAAAAGAGCTCGTATGCTTATTGAGAATATGTATGAACAAAGATTACAGACTAATGCTCCTACGGGAGCTATTTTTGCATTAAAGAATATGGGATGGGAAGATAGGAATATATTGGCCGGTGAAAGCGGCAGTCCGTTAATCACATTTAAAGACTTCAGAAATGATTGAAGTATCAACCAAGTTCAAACCTCTGTTCCATTTATTTGATGAAAAGTTTCATCCTGAAGTTGATACGGTACTTGTTACCGGGGGCCGATACTCTTTAAAATCATTCACAGTATCGGTATTCGCATTAACAGGGCTTGTTAATTTTGGATGGAACGTGTTATATACCAGGTATACTAGCATGTCTATTGTTGACAGTGTTAAACCTGAAGTGAGTGATAAACTGGAACTTCTTGGCCTTGAAGATAAAGTTATTGATACGCTTACACATATTGAGCGCAATGGCAACCGTATATCGTTTAAAGGAATAAAGGCCGGGAGCAAAGGGCAAACAGCTAACCTTAAATCATTATCCGGATTTAACCTTTTTATCAATGACGAAGCCGAAGAACTGCCTGATTATAAGACATTCAAAAAGATATTCTATTCTATACGCTCATTCAATAAACGCAACCTTACGATATTGATACTCAACCCTACAACAAAGCAGCACTGGATATTTGAAGAGTTCTTTGATAAAAAAGGACTGCAGGGAGGCGAAAACTGTATTAAAGACAATGTAATGTATATACACACAAGCTATCTGGATGCTGATAAGAACAAGATACCACGTAACATATTGTCTGATTATAACCGGTTAAAAGAGGAGGATCCCAAAGAATATGACAATATTGTTCTTGGAGGATGGATCTCTGAGCTTGAAGGGCAGGTATTCCCGGTTAGTAGCCTGAAGCGATACAGGGAATTCCCTGAGAACACCGAGTATTTCACTATTGTATTTATCGATTCAGCTGATGAAGGTGAGGACCATTTCTCTATGCCAATAGCACGTGTATATGGCAACAGGGTATATATTACTGATGCTATATTCGATCAGGATAATTTGACAATACAGGAAGGGCAGGTGCAAAGCAAGGTAAAAGAGCATAAGATCAGTAATATTGTTGTTGAAACGAATAGTTTCGGGGCTTATTTTACCCGTCGGTTACGTGAACTGTTGCCCGGTATTGAGATATTCGGACAATTTGCAAAAGCTAATAAAATGGCTCGTATATTAGCTAATTCAGGGCTTGTAAAGATGTATTTCTATTTTCCTGAAAAGCCTAATGACACATTGCAGAAATTAATGGATCAGGCTTGCAAGCTGTTAAAAACGGATAATGAGAATGATGATGCTGCCGATTCACTGGCCGGATTAGCGGCTTATCTTGAAAAGTATCACGGACTGTTTAAAAATTAATAAATGATTAGACCATTTTATACATTATCAGAATTTTTTTACCGGCTCTCCGGGGTATCCCGTAGTTCATTTAACCGTTTTAATTATCAATACCTGGTGGACCGCCCAGCCTGGCTTTCTCTCTCTGATGCCAGTGATTACCGTAAAGCCGTTAGCACAAATCCTGTATTGTTCGGATGTATAGACATACTGGCCAGTGCAGCAGCCAATGGTAAAAAGTATATTGTTGACCTTGATGGTGAAGAAATACCCTGGAACACAAATAAGGAAGCGATAAAAAACGCAAGGCGACTATTTGTTGAACGCCCTAATCCGTTGCAATCGATCAAGGAATTCAATCATGAGCATTATTATATGTTCTTTACTTTTGGCAATAATTATATTTACCTTAATAACCCTTTAGGATCTTTTGAAACAGATATAGTCACTGTACAATCAATGATGAACCTGCCATCAGAGTGGGTTACTGTTAAGCAGACCGGTAAATTATATGACCAGGTTGATCTTAAGGGAATAATAGAACTGTACAGTTTAACAAACACTAAACCTCCCAGAGAATATAAACCTAGCCAGGTTATACATTTCAATGATATTAACACTTCTGATATTGGTACTTCAATCATGGGCACTTCACGGCTGGAAAACCTTAAATATGCAATTACCAATACACAACTGGCTTTCGAGGCAATGAATGTTATATTAAAGTCACGGGGTATGCAGGGCATAATTTCTGCCAATAATAAAGATGCTACCGGCACAATGATACCTTTAACGCCGACTGCAAAAGACGAAATAGATTCTACATTTAAAAACCAGTACGGACTAAGAGAAGAGCAGAAGCAGTTCCTTATATCATATTCCGATATAAGATATACCAAAACGATAATGAACAGCCGTGAACTGGGCATTTATGATGAATTTTCGAATAATGCAATGATAATATCCAATGGATTCAAGATCCCGCCCGAACTGTATAAGACATATACCCGGGGCGCAACCTTTGAAAATCAGGTGCAGGCTGTCAGGCGATTATATCAGGATACGGTGATACCGCTTGTTGAGAATGAGGACCAGTATTATACCGATCGCCTTAATATGCGTAAATATGGCTTTGAATTGCGTACTGATTTTTCACACGTGCAGGCTTTGCAGGATGCTTTTCAGGATAAAGCCGAAGCACTGGCAAAGAATTCTGATTCTGCCGAGAAAGCCTATAATAATAATATCATTACCTGGAACCAATATCTTGAACTTATAGATCTTGAACCGATTGATAATGGCGATATATATAAATTTGAGCGTGATAAACTTATTAATGTCGTACAAATACAGGAACCATGAGCAATAAAGACAAAAAAAAGGCGAAGCTTATAAAAAGATTACGTGAGATAAAGCGCAAAAAGCTTGAGGAGCAGGAACTTATTAAAAAAAATGACAATGAAAAAGTATAACGACCAGGAATTCAAGACAAAAAAGGAACTGTTCAATTTCCTTATTGATAACAAGGATAAGCTGGTAGCTCAGAAAAAAGCTATAATGAAAAAGGCTGATTGCCCTGTAATAATCAA